GGTTTAACTACAAATAAAACATGTTCAGCTTTAAGTGTTACACCAGCATGTGCTTCAGTGTATGCCATAAATGGAATGAATTGTATTTTACCTTCACCGCCTGGCAATAAATTAAATGCATTGCTGATAGTATAACTACCATCTTCGTTTTCTACTACATCTCCGACAATTTCTTCGCCGGATACTAATCTTACTAATTTCATTTTTGTTTCTCCGTAGGTACTATTATACCATATTCAAGTTTAAATGTACAGTGTTTATCCAAAGAAATCCTCCAGGGTAGATATCTCTTCCGATGACCAGCCGACTGCTGATAGTATCGGGTCGATAGGATCCAAGAATGTCTTTTGGAACTGTAAGTCATAATCAATATACTTATGTAAGTTAAATTCTTCTGGTAAGTAATCAGGGAATGCAATTACATTTTCATGTATACGATTAGGTTTTTTCAAATAGACGAATTTAATCTTTTCGCCATTTTGTATTTTTGTGTATTTTTTATTTAATGATAAGTCATTTATTTGGCTATTATACAATAATGCACCTCGTACATGTATTGGTGTACCTTTTTTGTAGATACCATCAGTGCCTTTAAATGTACTTACTTTTGAGATACCTCGTGGGAATGCAATCTTATGTGGAGGTAAAGTACTAAAGTGTTCTTTAAATTGATTAATAGCTTTTTGTGTTTCAGCTTCTGAGCCAGAAATAATAACTTTAAATATTTCTTTGAGTGCTTCACGACATGGCTCTGGTGTCGAAGATTTAATAGCTTCAATACCCATAATTTTTAGTTTAGGTGTTTTATACCTTACGCCTTCGTTATCGTGTACATTTAGAATATATCTTTTCTTAGCTGTCCAGAGACCACGATCTGCAATAGCTTCTCGTTTCATAACCATTCTATTATCTATACCGCCAAGAATATTGTATAATTGGTCGTATGATTTAGCTAATACTGGCTCAAGATCTTTTTCGCAAACTTTATCTAAGAAATCAATTGGATTATCTGGTTTAATAGCTTTAACAATATCATCTAGGCATACATACAAACTGTCAGTGTCGATGGCCAGGACGTAATCCTTGTATGTACTATTAGGTCGCAGTGCTTTGTTGAGATGGGCATTAAGTGCGTATTCGGCCCATCGTATAGTAAGTTGGCCTGTAAGAGTAATGGCTTCTGCGATTCTTTGGTCAAAGAACCGAAAATACCTATTCCCAAGAGCGCCATAAAGACTGTTAAGTAGAATCTTAATCGCCATTTGCTTATTTTCCGCGATTGAAATATCTCTTTCGATTGAATATAATTTTTGTTTATCATCTTTATCCACCTTTTCCTTAGCTTTTTGAGCAGTAATCATTTGTTGTTTAATGCCTACTCTTTCGTTATACATTTCGTCAATAATTAATGGAACAATACCAACTTTATCAGTATTAAAATATTGACCATTAGCAGCTAGTGCTTTACCCTTATTGTCGAGTTTTTGTGAATGGGTGAGGACAGCTTCGATATCAACTTTGGTGACTTCGCCTTCCGCAATCGTTTCAGGTGACATATTATATTGCATAATAATAGATGGGTATAGCGAGTTAAGATCAAAGCTGACCACATTATCGTGAATTCCTACCTGAGGATCTTTTACATATCCGCCAGGATAACTTGATTTAGTTTTATCTTCTGAGAATGGTACTACAATTTTATTTTCATGCAACTTACGATAGATAATAGTATCCCAGATTGCAGTGGTACCAAAAGTGTCTTGGTAATTAACACCGCCTTTATAAGCAATAGTCATTGCCAAAGTAATTAATCCCATTTTATCTTCTAGTCTATCAACTAACTCAACGTCTTTAATATTATAATCAATAAACTTTTGGAAGTCGTTTTTATAAAGTGAAAATAAACTACCATGCTCTTCGTAAGATAACTTTTTCTCACCAAGAACAACGTTGGCGATATGATCTAATCTGTATGATTCTTGTGCACCATACGAATAACCAAACTTAATGAATAGTTCCATATAATCCATCATAGAGATACCTTTTAATTCATAAGCAACTTGTGTTCTACCTTGCTTGGTTATTTCTCTACGTTCGACCATTCCCCATGGCGATAATCTTTTAGCGTATACCTCGCCAATTAGTTTAGATATACGATTAATTAAGTATGGAATATCGAAAAATCTTGTATTCCAGCCAGTAATAACATCTGGACATTGTGAAGGTTGTGACCAATGGGTTACGAAATCAATAAGTAGATTTGCTTCTGTATCAAACTTTTTATAAACAACTCTATGCGATTTCATTAGAGACTTTTCTGTATCGTAATCGCCTAAGCCCCAGACATAGTATGTATTGTCGATATTATTTTTAATTGTAATAGCTGTAATTACATTGTCAGCACGCTCTGGCTCTGGGAAACCATCATCAGATTGAACCTCGATATCAATTGTTGTTACATTAATTAAATTACGATTAAATTCAATATGACCAGGAAACTCATCGTTAATAAAAGCTGAAATATAGCGAGTGTTACCAAATATTTCTCTACCAGCTACATGCTTATTACGCGATACCCATTCATTAGCTTCACGCATAGAATCAAACTTAACTTCACCAACTGGAGTACCATCAAGGGCTTTCCAAGATGTTGGTCGGTTTGTTGATACGTAAAGTGTAGGCGCGTATTTTATTTTTTGTTGTATTTTTCTACCATTCTCAAAACCACGATATAGCAACATATTGCCATATCGCGATACATTTGTGTAAAATTTCATCATATAAGTGTCACCTTGTAATAGTATCTATTATACCATAGTTCAGTCATAATGTACAGTGTTAAGTGGAGCTTTTTGTGTTTCAATTCTGGGAATCCCCATTTTATACAGCGTGTCCTTCTAAGCCAGGCCTTACCTGAATTTTTTTAGGTGGATAGCAGCCACCATAAAGAATCTCGTTTTCCATACCGTCCCAACTCACTCCAAGAATTTCAGATACTTCATTGTTTCCTTCTGTTATAACCTCAACACAATATTTCACGTCTTAATTGATTTTAAATCAGTTATAACCAGGAGTTTCGATAAAGCTTCACATCAACCAACCATCTACAGCTTTTCCTCGATTCCTATAGACCATTATACCAGGTTCAGCTAAAATGTACAGTGTTTTATGCAAAAAAAATGGGGGTAATTTTCTTACCCCCGCATGATTTACTTTAGCAGATTACCATTATGAATTAATTTCTAGCCACATTAAAAAAGGTGCTAATCCTACGATTGCTCCAGCCGTTAATGACATTACAATCAATCCACCAAGGGTCTCTGCTACGTCTTCATATTTATTCATATAATATATTATATGTTTCATAGCTGTTCTCCAGTAAAAAAGTTTATACTAATCTACTGAGTGTTCGCTGATACTAGCCTTTCAAAAAAGATTTTTTCTTTGATGCCCCAGCAGACCCTATTTCGATCTTCCTAGGACGCCTCTCTTCTGGAAGTTCAACTCTGGCATACACCACGAGTATTCCATTCTCTAAGTCGGCACCATCTATTACGACAAATTCTGAGAGACGGAAGCTCTTCTCAAATTTGCGGGATGAAATACCTTTCCACGCATATTCCCTATCATCAGATTCACGGGTACCCGCAATCTTTAGAATTCCATCTTTTACTTCTAGTGTGATTTCTTCCTTTGTGAATCCGGCAATTGCCATCTCAATTAAGAATTTCTCATCATCGATCTTTACAATATTGTGAGGTGGATAATTATCCGATCCTGATCGAGCTGAAGTGTGGATTCTTTCTAGTTCATCGAATAAACCTTCGAATCCTACGAATAGTGAACGAGGTACGTTCAAGTTAGTTCTTACCATTTTGCTTTCCTCCTATAATTTAGCAAGGTTAATAGGACTCGCCCAATGCGACATCCTAATATTATTTATATAAGTTTAGTTTGTAAGTCAACAAAAACTTATATTATTTTGCGATACCAACCTTTTTACAGACTCTTGGTAGTCGCCCAGATTTCATAAGTTTATGAAATTTGTTAAATAGTCTAATTGTTATCTTCTTTAGCATTACTGTTTCCTATGTTGTATTTAGGACACAGTTCCCAATGAGCTTTTTCTTTAAAAGGTATTACCTTTATCTGCCTCAATGGTGCTAGACTTTTTGCAGTCTCTGAGTTTACCATATTTACTAAGCCCCAGTCAGCAAGAAGTGTAGCAATTGTGTTCCTTCTTTCTAGGTCATTTTCCACAAGATTAGATGGCTTACCATCTAATAAGAATAATTCTTTAAAATGCACAATAAAATATCTTCCCTGTTTGTGCAATATGTGACATGACTGGTATAATTTCTGATCTTTTCTTGATGCGACTCCAATACGTGTTAGAGTCTCTCTAATTTTAAGAAAATCGTCAGGTTCGTTTAATGATACTTCCAACATATCTGCTGGAGACCAATTCTTTACTTCAATACTTTCGTTTTCCACCTTTATAAATCCTTTTGTTCAATTCTTCTATTTGTTCATTATTAAGTAATGACAATACAGATTTAGCTTTTTCATCGCTATATCCATAGTATTCTTTTACTATTTCAAGATTGGCTATCTCTTGTGGCTTTACCCACTTTGTAAACCTTTTCTTTTTCTTAATTATATTTATAAGAAAATCATATTGAAGCCGACTATCTAGATGATGGTTTAGATTCATCTCGTTAGCGTAAAGAATAGTATCTGGGAAGAACGATAGTCCTCGATTAATGATAAATGCATTATACTCTTTTTCTATAATATCATCAACCATAATATTCTTTTTGGTTGTGTTAATAGATTTTAAAAAGTCAAATGGATTCATTTTTTCATTAACCTATCAAAAACTAAATCATCTAATAATTTAGCTTTTCTTTTGAGTTCTCTGTTTTCGTCTGATAGTTCCATCACTCTCATTTGCAAATCATGTATTTGTTTTTGACAATTTGCAACTTCTAATTTTAATATATTTTCGTCACTAATCATTTAAATTTAACTCCTGCCATAAGTTCAGTACAACAAGCTACTAAATTAAGCTCATGGTCTGAAACAAAGCTATTTTTGTACTGATAATCTGCAAGTATGAGAACCATTTGCGGTATGCTTTCTGGTACAACATACTCATTCATATTATCGTATAATTTTCTAAATAGAGATGCAGGGTCTGAGTCGATATTATCCGCAACCCATTGTCTCATCTTTTTAAAGTCCTTTATTTTTAAAGAACTCATAAGTTCGTTTACTGATATATCGCTCAATGAAACTAATATACCAGAATCTATAACACCCGATGTGCTATATCTTTGTAATTCGTTTATTACTCTACGCCAGTCTGGCATATACTTCATTATAAGTTCAGCCAATACTTTAGTTTCGTATTTAATTCCTTCGTCGTCTAATATAAGCATTAAACGAGCCATCATAACAGAGCATAAGCGTTCTGATTCTTTTTTCGGAATATTGAATTCTACTACTGAGCATCTTGAATGCAATGGCTCAATAATTCTATTCTTAAAATTGCATGTTAATATAAATCTACAGTTACCGCTAAACTCTTCGATAAAACCACGAAGTGCTGGCTGAGTAGATTGTGGATTAAGGTAATCCGCTTCGTCGAGGATAACTACTTTGTAGCCTCCTTGGAGTGAGACCGACGAAGCGAATTGCTTAATCTTATTTCTGAGTGTATCGATACCTGACTCTTCTGAACCATTTATAAGTAAATAATCTAAATCTAATTCGTTGCATAATGCTTTAGCAACTGTCGTTTTACCAAGACCAGCTGTGCCAGTCAAAAGCATATTGTGTAATTCACCTCCGTTAACAATTTGCTTAAAGGTAGTTTTTATATGTGCAGGTAATACACAGTCATCTATTGTTTTTGGTCGGTATTTTTCAACCCATAGAAATTCATTCACCTAGAACCTCCCATCCTTTTACAGTATCTAATACAAAGCTTCGCCATGCTGTTTTGTCTAATGACCATACAGCAAAGTTATCGGAGTCAGCATTCATATCTAATTGAATGTTAACACCTTCTGCTTTTAATACTTCTGGATTGAGAGTGCAAGGCATAACTCTAATTTCGCCTGTGCCTATTTTTTGAAATGTTACCGTAACGGTTCCATTCTTTAGTGCTTTTAATAATTGTTGTTTCTCATTTAGTTCCATAATATATCCTATAAAATAAAGGGGGAATTGCTCCCCCTCGCATTACTCGCCGTCTAAGACGACATCAACTTCTTCATCAACATCCACTTCAGCTACTCCGTCAACTGGAAGTTGTCCTTCCCCTTGTTGACCTTGTGCGTCTTGTGCTGCTTGAAGAAAAGTTACAATTCGTGACCTCATGCCACCAACTGCTTCTAACTCTGGACCTTCAAATCCGCCACGTCTTGATACTAAATCAATGATTTGTACCATAGTCGCGATGTCATTAAGACCGAGTTGTGGAGCTGCTTCTGGTTGCTCCATACCTTTTACTTCTTCAGTCATTTTCTTCTCCTTTGCAAAGTAGACTAATCTTGAAAGACCTACCCCATGTAGCATCTTTCATATTATCCTCATAATTTATGAGAATACTTTCTGCCATATTATTTATACAGCAAAAGTCGATGATTTCTCTAAAGCTATAAAATAATCTATTGGATAATCATTGTTTGTCCAATTAGATATTAGCTTTGAAGAAATGTTAACAAAGTAATCGCCAGGTAATAACTTTAAGTTTGGCATATTTACCACAAAGTTAAAGTCTTCCTTACATGCGTTATCTCTGTCAAGTTCCATTTCAAAAGTATTTGAGGTCGAATCTTTTTCGTCAAATACTTTTGCAACCACATTACCGTTAGTTCCGGTAATTGCTAAATCACTGTGACCTAACACAGCACTAGCTTGTTTTAAAGATTTTAATTGCTCATCAGTTATATTAATACCAACTTCACAGTCAGGCATTGTAATATCTTTTGAAGGTTGAGTTAAAATTTCTGTTTCAGAGAAGTAATATCTTATTTTTTGTCCTGAGCCAGAGATAAGAAGTGACTTATCTTCAAAGCTTAATACTGGATTTTCAATAAGATTATATACTGAAAGAAATTCGTTTAGGTCATAAATACCAAACTCTACTGGAAAGTCCTCTACAATTTCTGCACTTGCTAAAATTGTCTTGGCTTCCGAGATAGTCTTTAGTTTCTGACCAGGCTTAAACACAACGTTTGGATTAACCGTTGCAAAGTTCTTTAATACATTTATCGTTTCATTACTTAATTGCATATTATTTCCTTTTTTAATACCATATATTATACCATATATGCCTGTTATTGTACAGGATTATTTTCACTATCATGGATTGAAAGAGCAATTATAGCATAGTGTAAAACTTTCTGTAGATCTTTTCTTGCATCTACAGAGTCACCTTTACGTCCATACCTTTGTGCGTATTTCAATACATTACCAATTGCGAAGCCCATACCATGGCCACAATCATTAATAAACTCAGTGGACTGAAATTTATTACGACTATAATGGCTATCGTAAGTGCTATCAATATAATTCTGGAGTTCTTTAATAAGATCTCCTTCATTAAACTTATAATTAATTTTACTCAATATTGTCTCCATTTACTATTGCATCAACTCTAGCATCAATATATTCGGCTCCGAGTTGCTTTGTTATTGCGATTACTTTTGGCAAAATCTTTTCTGCCTGCTCAAATGTTAGTTCTCTCCAATTTTGTAACACATAATTATGTTTATTATCATTACTTAATTGTGCATTTAACCATTTGTATCTATATCCAAACTTTTTATCCATGTTTTCATGTAGATATTTCTCTAGTTTAGAACCATGTTTAGCTTCGACACTATCTGGATCTGAAGATGTAATTAAATATCTTACTCTTAAATCTTCTAATGCGATATCGCCAGCAGATACTGCCATTTTAACTGGATGTCTTCCTGCTGGTAAAATAACTGCTCTTGTTCTACCGACTATATCTCTTTTAGCTGTGCCTATATAACCTATGTCTTTATGGATTAAATCATCTCCAATAGATTCTATGTCATTGGAGTGAGCCCATTGGTAACAACCATGTAGGCTATTACCATAGGGATCTGATGTTCCTGTATATT